TCTTAGGAGTTGTGATTTGCTTTTCACCTTCATAGTGTAGAGCTGAGCTACCGGGTATCATTATGTTAAATCCTCTAATGTAATAGTAACTCGATATTCCACACCAGTTGACAATGGTACAGGTAGATACTCTCTTACATCTACAGTACCTGTTACTATTACTGAATACGTCAGACCAGCGCTATCTACAAAATCCAATGGTTGGCTAGCCCCGGTTGTATTCACATAACCAATCAAATCAGCTAACCTAGAAACACCATTCCATGTAGTTTCACCAAGGGATACGGCTCCTTCTTGTGGTGTGTACGTAGAATCCAGCGCAAGTGTTACTGTTCTTCTTGGCAACTGTACACCTAAGTAAGTGTTGACATCACGCCCGTTTTGCGCTTCTTGCGTTGAGTTCTTAGTGTCATAGCTAAAACTATAACTACCTTCTGCAAAATCGTAATGCCTACCGTTTAACATTACTTGTCTGAATGGGTTAGTTGACATTAAAATGAGCCTTTCAACATTTGATCAAATAAACTAAGTTCTTGTCCTCTAGCTCTATTAGACCCGCCAAAATTGACATTTCCAAAATTGTTATTAACTTGTTGTGGTTGTGATAATAGATTGAGGAGTTTTCTTTGCATCCCCATATTCAACATCATCTCACCAGAGTTAACCCTAGCATTGACTTTATCCCCACTAAATGAGGTTCCAGGAGCAATACCACCGGCTGCGTAACCCTGACCCTGTAAGCCACCTAGTTCTCTGGCTAGTCGGATTGCTACACTTCTCATCTCGGAGGTAACGGGCTTTCCACTAGTAACCTGGTTTTTGAAGTTAGAAAGTGCTGAACGAATATCACCGGCACGCCCTGCTTTTATTGGATCCTTACCGCTTGCCTTAGCTCTAGCAGCTGCTGCCGCTCCGCCAATTGTTGCTGACGTCCTAGCCTGTCCAGGGGTGTTAATTGTTGCTAGCCTGTCTGCAGCTGCAGACTTCACTGCATTAGCTCGGTCTTGCGCAGTACTCAGAGCCGCATTTGCAGAATCGATATCTCCCATGACCTTCATTAGTAGTACCGTCCAGGCAGCCCCTATTAATACGAATATACCTACAGGACCTAAGAATGTAGTTGTCATGAACGTGCTCAGTCCAGTGAAGGACCCTTGCACGATAGCAATTTGAGCAGGCATAGCCATCAACATTTCGATAGCTCCAAATCCTATCTTGGCAAAATCACCGAATAAGAACGCCCCAAATTTTAGTGCGGAATTCAAAATAGCTAACTTAATTGCTGTATCTGCTATTTGTTTAACTGTTTCAGGATTTTCTCTTGCCCATTTTAATATGGGTCCGACAAACTCCATTATTCTTTCCCCTGTTTCCTCTAATGCTGGAATGAATTCATCACGAATTGAAGCTATTATGCTTGGTAGGTTTTCTTCTAGTGCCCCTAAGAAGCTCTCAGCACCGGCCTTAAGATCATCAAATAAGCCTGTATCTTCGAATATATCCACAAGCCCTAGCTCGATAGTATCCCGAATGTTAGACATAACACCATTAAATGTTTTGGATTGTCTATCCATTGCCTCAAAGAACTTACCACCTTCTTTGTTTGCATCTAGGAACGCCTTCTGTAATACCTCAAAGGTTATACCACCAGTAGCAACCATTTCCCCTAATTCATCCTTGGTCTTGCCAGTAGATTTCCCTAACAAATCCCAAATATCAATACCAGCAAAACCAAACTGCTTTATATCCAATAATGAGGCTTTACCAACGGATTTTATCTGCTGCATGTTAGCTGCAATCCTAGAAAGTTCTTCTTCACCTTTACCCGCAAAGGATAATGCGTCCCCTAATGCCAATGTAAGGTCAATTGCCTTGTCACCGTCATTAGTCACAGTCGACAATAACTGTGTATATTTTGCTAGTCCACTAAAACTAAAGGGTGTCCGCTTCGCCTCTTTCTTAAGTCTATCCATAGCATTAGCGGCGGCTTCAGTATCCCCAAGAACACCCTCTAAACCAACGCGGGTTTGTTCCATCTGAGCCGTAACATTCAAACCCCATGCAGCCAGGCCAGTACCAGCCGCTCCTACTGCAACTGTCATTGAATGAAGTTTATCGCTAACACCCCCAAGCCCACTACTTAAATTACCTATGCCCTTTTTAAATTGCTTCAGGTCATTAGAGGCTTTCTTGGCGCCCTCTATCCTTACCCTAAGTGTTAATTCTTCAGCCATTTTTTTCTTTAAAATCTAATTCTGCTTTTGCTTTGTTTAGTATACTTTCAATCCACCATTTAGGCTGCTGGTCGAATACTGTCAAATCAGCAAATATAGGAAACAGCTTTGTCAATTCCAGCTTTACTAAATCATCTTGTGCCCTAGTACTATAGCTACCACCCTCTAAACCTATAATCCAATCCCTATAACTTACCCCTTTTTTTTAACTAGGGACTCTAAGGTTGTATATATAAGCTCTCGATCTTCTGGATGTAGCTCGTCAAACTCTTCATACTCCATATTCTCTAAACTCACTCTAGCTAAATACTCTCTTGCCTTGATATAATCGGTAAGCTCTATTGCGACCTTTTCTTCTATCTCGACCTTTGTTATGTCAATTGAGTTATCCCCAAGTAACAACTTATTATACTCGAAATCCTCTGTTTGTGTTAACCACTCGTAATAAGTTACAGTCCTTTCTGAGTGCTTTAATGTTACTTCCTTTATTGGTATATTTTTGGCCATTTTGACTATCCTTAATAATTAAATTGACTATCATTAAAATGTTGGGAAGTGGAGGGATAGCCTAACTCCACTTCCCCAGGTGTACACCTTTATATTAGATCAACTCCGCTACTTCCACTTGCTGTCTGGTATACAGTCCAAAGTGAACTTGAACCAGAATCGAATACTGGGATTATAGTAATATCTTCAACTGACAATGCAGCCTGTTCGTAATTCCTCACGTTGTTCTTTAACTGTGTTTTTGGAATATCAATAGTTAGAACATGTGGTGTCATACCTGCGATCAATCCATTGTCTACATCACTTACAGCTTGTATCCGCATTGCATAGAATGAACTACCATAGGCACCCTGTGCTAATCCCGAATTCTCATGGAAGATCTTTAATGACCCTTCAATTGTTGGAATAGTAGGGTCAACTCTAGAAATGTCTCTGCTACCGGATAGGTGTGCTGATTCTGTACCGTTGTCGTATGTCAATTGATACTCGGATGTCTTAAGAGTAGTCATACCAGCTCCAAAGTAATTAACAGTCTTACCTATACTTATTGTGAAATCAGCAAATATGAACGGTGCGAAAGTTTCGCCTCCAGTATTAGCCAAGCTGATACCCTCTGAGCGAGTTTTTGCGATGCTGCCTAGGGTAACTTCCAACCTATTATCACTAAAGGTTAATTCTAGTGACTTCCCAACAACACCGCTAAATTTTTCTTGTGAGTTGTTCCTATCCTGCAATATAGTCTTAGATAGCATAGAACCGGTTGTTTGTTGGTTATACGTGTACAATCTTGCAGAAAGCCCTACGTTAGTAGCAATAGCTCCTACACCCATTCCTAGCTCTAGTAAATGATGTAATGTCCTAGGACTACCAAACCCACTGATATCACCTTCTATAGTATTCCTAATTCTCTGGACTCGGTCACGTCCTTTGACATTTGAAGTTGTATCTTCCGTTAGTTCTTTGTTAGGATCTAAAGCCAGCCCTACAGATGTGATGTGTATTCTTGAGGCGTTACCGGCTCTAGATGCGCCAAATGTGGCCTCGTCTTCAATTCCTATATCTTTATATATTACCTGGTTTCCCATGATTATTTAGTTAAATTTATAAAATAGTTTGATTTGTATGATTCATTTGGGTTAAATCCATAATTGCACTAAAGGCGCCTTCGACATCTATTCTATCGTCAGCTGAATAATCGATGCTAACAGATGATTGCAGTAAGCCTAAATTCCTATAGTTACTTCTTACTATGTATCTTACAGTATTAGTTAAATGGTTTCCAGTACTATCTACACCCTCCATAACCCGCATCTTAAACTGATCACCTGTTTCCTTTTGTGCATTTCGAGCTGAACCCCTTAGAGCCTTAGCCAATATGATTTTAACAGTAAAGGTTTCCTCATCTTGAATCCCAGTTGTTATAGCTACAATACTAGTTGAGACTGGTTCCACTATAATTACGCCTTTGTTTAGCATATCAAGACTAATCTCCATATCAGGAAATCCGTTTAGGTAGTACTGTACATCACCCCTATCAATACCGCCTTTTAGTTTTGTTATTAATTTATCTATAAAATAATTCATTTGTTTTTATAATCCTACAATCTTTTGGTTAATAATTGCTGATATGTAATTACCGAATATGACCATAATCGCGCCCTTACTCTTATTTGTGAATCCTATAACTCGCCTTCTTGGTATTTTACGGGTTCCTGTTTGATGATGTTTCATATAATCTACCCTATTTATTATCTCCATTAAATTTGGAGTTATCCGGTTAATCCTAAAACCATCTCTGCCCTTACCGGTTCTAATTAGTATAGGTCTTGCTGCACCGTATCCTAGGGCCGCTCTTTGTTTTCGTGTTGATGGAGCTAAAGGAGCCCATGGGCTCCTTTTTGTTGTTGCCCTGCTATTGTTAGCAAATGCACCACCAGACCTAACAAACCCGCCACCTTCGTATAAGGCCCCTTGCCTATCGAAATTCTCGTGTATCTCTTTAAACATAATACCGCCTGATTCCCGCATAGGCTTAGTATAATCCTGCTCGGATAACTTACCTATCTTTTTAAGGATCGCATTTAATTGTTTTTGATCAAACTCAATTGACGCCCCTGCCACGTCCACTACCTCCGGAATTATTAGCATCTGCAGAGGGAAAGTCTTGTCTTCTAAATTGTTCTTGCTCTATGACATACAGCCTACCATTAACTCTACCACCAGCTATAAATGCTGTGTTGTCAGCAACGCCCTCGTCAGTTCTTGGGATAATATTACCACCATCATCAACAACTTGATGATTCGGTGTACAGATCATGCCCAACTCTCCAACCTCTAATACTTCTGAATCGCTACCAGCAACCACTGCCGAATTACTACCCATTATCTGCTCGTACAGCATGTACCCATCACGGGCAGTATCACGTCCCATTGTCCCGTAACCTCTAATTAAGAGCATTGCAGCTGCGAATCTTGATGCTAAGCTTGATATACTTGAGCTAGTAACGGTTAGTGGTGTGTCATAACAAATACTTAATCTCTTATTTACAATAGCCTCTGACTCTAATCTGGTCATTTCAACATCATTACTGGATATTGCAGAACTTGAATAATTGACAACTAGAGAGGCGCCGCTAGATACCGCAGTATCTACTACTATGCTACCTTGCTCAATATCCACACTAGAAACTATCATTCTAGATGAACCGTATATACCAGATAATCCTACATATACTTGAACATCTGAAATACCCGCTACCGTACTACCAGTTGCGAATTCAGGAACAATCCTAAAATTATCGTCTGAGCCTACAAAGAAATCCGTAACAGCCCCATCGGGACTATTGATAAATGACTGCCTGGTAAACTGATTTTGCATACCCGCAGCCTTACGTATTTTTTCGTGAGTCGTTAGCGACATTATCTTTTTCTTGTATTTTTACGTGAATTACTAGCTACTACTTCTTCTGTTACTTCTTCTACTACTTCTTCTGTTACTTCTTCTACTACTTCACGAACATCTTGAATATGTGCATGCTGTAATAGCCTATCTCTCGTTTCGGTTGTTTCGACTTCTTGCCAACCTTCGATTGGGTTTCCTTTTTTGTCGAAACCGCCGCCTGTTCTAAATAAAGCTTGAAATTTCATATCTTTTGGCTAACAAATATACTAACGAGCGAGGGATTTTTAGCCCCCTCGCTCACCTAATTAGAATGAATTAGGTTCTAGAATTCTTTGACGTTCTAAGTCAGCTACTGCGAATGTATAATTACTTGATCCTTGTAGGAATACTGTCTGCCAATACCCTGGATTGTAATCATATTGATCAAACACACCGAATGCAAAGCTTCTTCTCCAGAAACTCTGATCAGAACCTTCCACCAACATCTCAAACTCTGGGTTATTAAATCCATTCGTTTCGTGTGATAGAACTTTAACTGGTTTAAATCGTGCATCTGACATATCAAATGCCATCCACTCAGTTGTTCCTAAACTGTAGTGTGTAGTGATAATGTCAAATGAACCCTTAAATACATTCTCAGTGAATGTACCCTTAGCGGTATTAGCTTCAACTGTGAACTGTGAGTTAGACAATTCTTTGGCTTGTTTGTGATTCAAACTACCATTACGAACTGCCACATGAGTCAATCGACCCTTCCATGAACCACCTTGGTCGTCCTGTAGATTGCTGAAATTCTCATTAATTACCTGAACTGTAGTTGAATCCAATGCTGAACCACCTAGGTTCATATTAGATTGTGTAATACCTGCTACAGTCTGATCGCTAGAATCAGTGTATGTGTGTGATTCACTAAATAGTTGATCACCATCATAACCCGTAGTTGAAATCCCATTTCTTAGGAATTCCCAGAATCGTCTCTCGTGACTGTCAGAAACTACAGGTCCCAGTTGTTCAACTTGCGTGCGCAAATATTTAGCAGGATCTTGTAATCTATCTAGTACGTTTCGTGCGATTTCGTGGGTGTATTCCCAGTCATCAAGTGTTATTGTTTGTTTGTATTCTCTGAATGTCTGAGGTTGTCTTTCACCACGAAAACGAATCATTGTTGGACGTGCTCCATAGAACACCTCTCTTTTTGCGTCTGCTCCAGTTGGAACAATCTCAATTAGCTGTTCGTAATCACGACCAGATGCCTTTTGCATTGATTGGCCCCAGGTGACATTTAAGTCAATCTGTGTTGATTCAGGAAAATCACTTTTTTGTATTCCCATTTTTTTAATTGATTAATTGAATAAATTAGTTTTGTGCTGTGGTCCATGAAGCACCCAATGAGACTGAACTCATTACTGCACCTACTGAACCATCAATACGTACTCTGTATGAACTAGTGCTTGGTAATCCTACGATTTCACCTACTCGAACTACTGGAACACCTGCTGATATACCAACTGTTTGGTCGTCAAGTGCGAATGCGCCTTGTCCTATGTGAGCTGATGTACCAGTACCATTTGTAGCGAAAGTAAATTCACCTGTTTTCCAAAGATTAAGAATGTGATTACTCGCACCTAATCCTGCAGATAGATCTACTCTATCTTTAACTACACCTATAAACCTAGCATTAGAAGCTCCCGCCCCCTGTACTACAGGTTGTATTACTGCACCCACTGGTGATTTCATCACTAGTGTGTCTTTGTAGTAGGTGTACCCAGATGAACCAGTGTACGGTGCTACTACTGATGGTTGTCTTTGACCATCTCTATTTGCTGTTGCTGCTGCCATATTTGTTGATTAAAAATTATTTATCTGTATATTTAACTATACCTTCTTTGATTCGCTCGGAATTATCACTTAGCCATGTTGCAAATTCGCTATCATTCATATCTTTTCTTAAAGCTCTAAGCTCACTAATAGTAGTTGAATTGATATCTGGGTTGCTATTATCCACATGAGTGTTACTTTCTGATAGATTAACCAGTTTAGGCATACCGTCAAATAGTTTATTTAACTGCTCCCGTATTCCGATTGTTCCACCGTCTGAAAGATTTAGTGTAGTATCTGACAAATATAGAGATTTAACTATACTTGTTTGTTTAGCTAGGATTTTACCCTCGCTAAGCAATGTATTTACTGCTTCTTCTGCATCCTTATCCGCTAACTGTAATTTCAGCTCTCGAATTGTATTTTCCTGCTCCTGAATCTTAACCGCAATATCCGATGCCTGGACTTGTTCATTTACCTTTTCGGGTTCATTACTAGAATCAGGTGCATCCTCTTTCGCAATTGGATCAGTAGCCACATTAGATTCTTCTGTAGGATTTTCCTTAGTTTCAACTGCATCCTCTGCATTAGTCTCGGCGTCTTTCGCCTCAACTGCAGCATCTTCTACAATCTCTTCTTTGTTTTCCCCTACAGGATCATTTTTTGTTGCCATAGGTTTTATGTCTGACATATAAATTAAATAATCTTGAGAATCGCTCATTACAGCAAAATCCCCAAGGCCTTTGATATAAGGATCACTAGTAAATGCAAGATGCCTTAGTGTGGGCCCTACGTTTTTACCAGTTTCCTTATTAAGGTAATCCATATCCAACCCTACAGAAACATCACTGTATTTCTCTAGGATCTCACTATCAACTTCCATTTCTGCATACACACCTGTGTCGTCTGACTCTACTTTGGTCAAAGTCTTGGCCAGTATCAAATCTGGATTAGAATCTACTTCACTAACTCCATGGTGTCCTTTCAGGACCGGTACAAACTTATTATGATTGAAGTTATCCACAATGCGCTTACCTAGGTCTCGAGTAATTTTCATTACTTTTTCGATGTTCCGAGGGTCTACCCATTCACCATATCTTAGTATTTTTTTTCTTACTTTTGTCTTTGCCATACGCGAAAAAAAAGATCCCTCTTATTCAAATGAATAAAAGAGACCTTAATAATTATTGATCTATTTATTGTACCTACTTTATGTTACTACTTTATTACTCGCTCGTCAACTTGTCCAAATAGAACCCCGTCATAGTAAGTCCGTTAATAATTGCTTGGTCGTATACCTGGTTAAGTGCCCCATTGCTGAACTCAAGTACTAACCTACCTCGTAAGCCCTTTTCAATGTACTCACGGGATCTCACCTGGATATATTCGGATAGTTTACTATGTAGGCTCTGTTCCAAGTCATCAACTATGTCAGAAGTTTTTCCCATTCAGCTACCCCCCTCTCGAGGCTAAATTTCTTTGCATGATCTCTATTTGACTCTATACTCCCATCAATAAAAGTGGACTGTGAGGCCTTTTCACCTAATAGATTATCCCAATCAATGAACTCATTAACCGTTTCCTGAAGCGCACCTATACGTCTAACAACCGGCTTACAGCCACAGTACTGAGCTTTAATAGCATTAATACAGAATAGTTCACTGTCAGGATTATTAAGCGGTAAGGCCCAATACTCCGCCTTGTGGTACATTTTCCCCATCTCAACTTCTGATAGCCTGCCAAGGTGGACAATACCTTTTTGCTCCATGAGCTTGTCTATGTGTGCTTTCCAATTGGCTTTGTTCGGATCCTGGGCAAGCATTCGTTTCATGAAATCCCAACCATATGTAATATACAATTTGTTCAGTTTTAATTTGTCTTTTGTCTGGCCCCAATTCACTAGCAGCTCCTCTAAACCACGATCATAACTTGAGGAATAGAGCATTGTACCCTCTTCTTTCTCAGTAGCTACCATATCTAATTTATCGAAGTCCGCCCACAGATAACTATGCTGTGATTCCTCTTTATCTGCCATCCTAGAGCTGTGATACTCAGAGATTGTAATTATACTGTCTACATCTCTTAACCTGCCCATGGGCCATTTGCCTTCAATCTCAGAGGTCCAATGTATTATCTTTCTAGCATTAATAGACTGGTCTAACATGTGAGCAGCCTTGAAGGAAATGAATACATCACATTTTTCCCATGGTTTGAACTCTTGATGATCGGCATAATTAACACCATTATGAATACCATGCTCTCCGTTCATATAAATAGTGACATCATGGTTCTTGCTCATGGCTCCAGCCCATTCAATAAGCTTCTCTTCACTACCACCTATGCCACTCTCAATATCCTTAGGAGACCAACCACCTAAGACCTGGTTTGTATATACTGTTATATCCATGGCTAAACTTTAAAATATATAAATAACTGGTCATCTTCAGTTTTACATTCAACAACTGACCCGTACTTAGAGCAAACCTTTATTAGTCCATCTTTTGTGTACAACCTGACATGTTCTTGGTTTCTACCTGCATCCTTCATACCATGCCTACCATTAGCATCTGGCGTTGTAATGAATACGTTATCCCCAAGATCAACTAATTTCTCTAACAACTTATCCACATCAACAACGTGCTCGATTACTTCCATACAACTAACGGTGCTGAAAACCTCATCTATAGTTAATTCCTCTATAAAAGATTTAATATATCTAACAGGGGAATTAACCTGCATCGCCTTGCTCCTAGCCTCGTCTATAGCATCCGAACTTGGATCAACTCCAAGAGAGCTAACCCCTTCGGCTTCCAGTAGCAATGGTAGATAACCATCCTTACAACCTATGTCTAGATGCTTGCCAAAACCTAATTGGTGTACCCAATCCCTTACCCACCTAACCCTAGGTATTTGCTTGTGAGCCTGTAAAGAGTTAGCTAATGGCATAAAGTGCCCATCACTTAAAGAGTAATACTCTTTGTTAGCACCCTTCCCTAACAATGCTGTGTTACCTGTTTTCATTTGTTTCTGGTAAGAATTTTAAATATTTATCTGTATTGATAACACTATCAAAAGAATCTTCAATATCCCCAAATCTACTAATTTGTATGTATCGTGGCCGTGTAGCCTTAGTTTCTAATATCTTGAGTAGGTCTACTTTAGTTTTTGGCCTGCAGATCTCTATGTTTTTAAGTTGGCTAAAAACAGGAATCACATCATCGCTATAATGGGTTGTGCCCAACTCTTCATATTCCATGTCGTTACCAGTACCAATCATAGTTGCCGGGACATCCTGGTAACAAAGGTCTAATTTGATTTGCTCTAGGCATCTGAGATAGAATGCTGCGATTGTAAAGGTATACACTTCCTTACCAGACAGGGCTAAACCAGCCGCCATACCGATCATTGCCTGTTCTGAAATACCAACGTTAATAAACTTGTCTTTCATTTTCTCTTGTAGAGGCTCTAAAACCCCATAACCAAGGTCGGCTGTCAAAAAATAAGTGTCCTTAGTTACATTCTTTTTAATATATTCTACTAGTGTGTGTCTCATGATTTTTCTATGCTAGCTAATCCAAATTGCCCTGGTCTCCATACGTTCAGTTTGTAACCTCTGATCTCGCAGAACTTATCAACCGCCGGAACTACTCCAGGATGCCCGTAATCATGCAATACTATATTCTCAGTAATGGTATCTGCATTGATACTAAGCGCGTGGTCTATGATATCGTCTTTACTTTTCTTTTTCATTTGGGTTATCTTCTGAATTAAATTTATTCCAAGCTTCCATTACTTCATCTGTTACCTTTGCATAATGTGAACCTAACGTATCCTCTGTTTTGCCCATCCCTAACCCTTTAACGGAATAGAATGGCTTATAGACAGGTGCCACCTTGGTTGCATCTTCCTTATCCACAAAAGCGAGTGCCCATTTACTACCACCTTTGAACCCCTGCCAATCGTTAAGATCGACCACTGGTGTTAGGTTTCCAATCTCTAGATCAAACATAATCTTGAATGCCTCATAACAGCTACCTTCATCAAGTTCCCCATCTCCTAGGATACAAATCACCTTCCTCTTACGATCTGCAATAGCGTACCCAAGTGCAATTGGTAGACCGTGTCCTAGGCTACCAGTAGAAGCATAAACCCCATATTCAGGCATTAATGTTGAATGCTCTGGTAGACCACCAGGCTGTACGTAACTAGCTAATACCTCATCTGGCATGATGCCTAATTCGTTTAGTATAACGTATTGCGCTAATGCAGCATGACCTTTAGACAAAATGACAATGTCCTTTTTAACATCTATCTGATTGTAGATGCTGCATAGCAAATCTACTACTGTCATAGCACTAGGGATGTGGCCGGCGCCTGTCTTATGACCGATTTCCATTATCTTATTACTTATTTCTTTTGGTTGTAATTTGTCCACATTCATATATTTAATAATTTATTCATCTTGGTTAAATCTGCTTCCCATTTAGCTGGTTCATATTGACGCTGGGGATATTTGTACCAATTGGTTGAATTAACGCCCAAGACACGTGAATTACTCACACTCTCAACATCTCCAAGATTAATAATTTCACCATATAAGTGTTGTGCATGCATTATACGCTCTATTGCTATACTCACTCTTTTCACACTGACATAACTCCGTATATGATTAGGGCTGGTATACTCATCGGACTTATCTTTGATATCCATGAAACTGTGACCACCTTCTCCCGTTACTGTGAATGCCCTCAGGGTATTGAACCCGTGCCGTGTAGCGTGTAGTGTAACGGCAAGTTTAGCAATACCGTAAGTAGATATCGGCTCACATATCATATCTTCCCTCATAGGTTCATTCTTTGGGCCATACTCAGAGCTACTCCCAATATTGATCACCTTAATACCTCGTTTCGCGCACTCGTCAAAGAAATTAGTAGTACGTTCTGCAAACTCCATATGTGCATTGTCTTGCAGATTCTTTGCTCGCGGCCACGCACAATGGATAACATGTGTCGGTTTATCACCTTCTTGGCTCAGTTGGAAATCATCTATCCTACTCCAGTTCTCAGACATGAAACTTATTTGATCTAGAGTGTCGACCTCATACCCTAACTTAGCCAAATACTTAAGCACATGACCACCTATAAATCCTGTAGCGCCTGTTATCAATATTCTCATATATACTCTTGTAAAAATCTAGTAAATACAGTTTCCATGTAGCCTCTTTCATTCTCACCAATTCCGGGGTGTACACCTATCCAGAATGCATTCTCCATAATATCGTCACTGACAGATAGGGTTTCACTCGTTTTGTAATTACGGTCTTCTCTTCCATGGAAAACAGGCTGTTTAGTTATGTTACCACAAAAGAATGCCCTGCTATTAATACCGTATGACTCGAGGTGCGCCACAAAATCCTGCTTAGTAAACGGTGCATCCTTAATCTTAACCACATACCCAAACCAGCTTGGGTCAGCTGATTCATACTTAGTTGGTAATTCAAACCAGCCCCTAGTATTTGCCGGACGCTCCCAACGGGAAAAATAGGAGCTTAACCACTCATGATTGCTTCTTCTGATCTCATTGAATCCATCTGCTCTCTTAAGTTGCTCTACACCAATAGCTGCTTGTATATCAGTCATCTTTAGGTTAAAACCAAGCTCTGTATAGGTGTTCTTATGATCATACCCTTTTGGTAAGCCGCCCAGTTCATACCCATAGCGCTTATTACAAGTATCATCTTGTCCTGGTGGGCACCAACAATCACGACCCCAGTTAGTGATAGACCTAATAGCCCTGAAAATATGGGGGTTATCAGTATATACAGCACCTCCCTCGCCCGTTGAAATATGATGCGCCGGGTAAAAACTCGATGTACCAATATGCCCTATAGAGCCTGTCTTTTTACCGTCCCAAGTGCTACCTAGCGCATCACAGTTATCCTCAATCAAGGTTAGATTGAACTCTTCACAAATCTCTACAATTGCATCTAGGTTAAACGGATTACCCAAATTATGGGCCACCATGATCACCTTAGTTCTATCTGTAATAACGGATCTGACTTGCTCTGGGTCGATATTCCAAGTGCCAGGCTCAACATCAACAAAAACCGGAACGCACTTAGCATAGCTAATAGGACTTACTGTAGTTGGGAAAGCAAGCGCGGTAGTGATCACCTCGTCACCTGGGTTAAGTCGCCTTTCTTCTGGTACATAATCAGTTGTTAGAGATATCAGTGCTGCTAAGTTTGCACTACTACCAGAGTTAACCAGTGTTACAAACCGGACCCCTAAGTACTTCTTTAATGCATTCCTAAATTCTTCTGCTTTAGGTCCTTCTGCCCACCGCCCGGAATCAATCACAGCCTTGGCTGCGTCTAACTCTTCTACTCCATGTACTTGTTGTGCTGGATTTATAGCACCCTCTATACCAAAAGACTTCTGTAAGTTTGCCTGTTCTGTAATTAATTCCATCTATTTATTGATAATAATTAACATATTTTTAACCATTTCTTCTATCGAATATGACTCAATCTCGGACTTGTCGCCTAAACCGTCAAACTCACCAGCGATGGCCCTATCTAATAAGCCTGGTAATTCTTCCAGACTATCCCAGTATATAAAATCCCTACCCTCTACAAACCCTAGTAGCTCGATCAAGCCGGTCTTCAGCCTCTTCTGCAATACTATGCTACCAAAGGCCAGCCCTTCAAAGAATCTATTATTAAGGATGTTATCGAATGGTTCTGTAGGTTGGTTAACTACAATCTTAGAGTTATGCATAACGTTTATGTACTCCTCACCTGTTTTCGCAGGCCCCGTGAATGAGTTGTAAGACCCCAGTATACCCCATAGTTCGAGCCTTTCAGCACTGTTAGGATTCCCGATCATGCAGACCTCATACTTATGATCTGTTCTTGTTTTTCCACTAACTAAAGACTCACTATAGGTGATAGGTAATAGGTGACTGGTTATACCGAATCGCTCCAAAACCTTAACCCCGTGCTCATAATTAGTACTGAAAACAAAATCACACTTGCGCCCAATGTTAACACTTCTTTCTAGACCACCTGGCATGTGTGGGTCCATTGACCAGAAAACCGTTTTAGCCTTGATATCACTAGGAATATGTTGGCTAAAATCTTCACTACAATCAACAAAAATAATTAAATCCTGCTCGTCTGGTATTACAATATTATTACGGTCAATCCTGATTACCTCATAACCTAGGGAAGCAAAAGCGTTGGCAACCCAAACCCCCATGTGGCCATAGTTGTCGAAACTCCCTACTATTGTAACTTTATTTGTTTTTTTGTCCATAAATGACTGCTTCGTAAACCAGAGTTAAGATGATGATAACAATAAATACTTCTATAACATCAGTTGGAATATTGATTAACGTTAACAGGTAGGAGATAACAATAGATAGCAAGAACCTAATGAACACTAGTTCTGTATAAATACTAACAATAGCTATCGTGTGTATTATGGCTTTATTCATGGTTTGGTTGCCTCCACCGCGAAGCCTGGGTAGAAATGGATATTGGGTAGAAATTCGATATTAACATACCCAACACGTGTTAGCAACTCACCTATCATTTCCCTATCATACATGCCCTTGTGCAATCCGTACTTATTCTTTTGACTACCCATTAGAAGCCTGGCCGCCCATTTCTTATCCTCTACCCTTCGGGCAGTTACGAACATATTGGTAGTTGCGAGTAAATCTGGAATGTCAATGTGTACCTTGCCGCCCGGGGCCAATATCCTTAACCAATCGACTAGCAATTGCTCCCCTTCACTATATGTGAAGTGCTCGAAAACCTGAACTGATCTAATCTCTTCAATAGAATTTTCACTAAAAGGGAGGTCTGTTATGTCAGCAAACATATCACATACAACATCTTTTCTTGCAAGCACTCTCTTTTCGATCGTTTTGCGATTAACAACGGTTTTGTAATATTTCTTTGTTGTTGTGGAATTGATAGTAACAAGATCCGCACGGTCGGTCGCTAGGTAATGATTCGAAATATTAACATCAATATTAACGTAATCAATCAAATAAACGGGCCCGCACCCTAAGTGTAATTTCATATATATTCCCCTGTAAAAGTATAATCTAATCTAGAATCATTGTATGGATATAAATATCTCTCATCATTAGCATCACCGCCCCATTTTCGAACATATCTTCTTAGTGCCGACTGGACCCGACTAGCATCATTGCCTATTGTTCCTGAGTATGGAGGGTGGTACCACAACACCACATCTGGCTGGATCGTTTCATAGCCAGCGTCTAAGGCCCTTTTAATGTAATCCCTCTCGACAAATTCCCTTGGGAATTGGGTATCATCTATCCTCCCAACATCCTCAATAACACCTTTCCTTATAATAAAACAGGCAGGATCAATCTCCTCTCTTGTCAATTCACCTGTGTACTCTTGCTGCCCGAATGACTTTTTAAAAACATCCAAGTCCCTAACCACCTTACCAGTAACGATCCCCGCCCCTGAGTTTTCTTCTAAGCACCTCACCATGAAGTCGATAGCTTGGGGGTCGGCTTGGGTATCGTTAGCAGTTATCATTAGATAATCATATTCTTTACCGCGCCACTTATCAAAGAATGCATTCCAAACACCACCTACGGCGGTTTCATACTTCTTATTATCAACTTCTAGCTTAACACAGTAGTCAAAGCTTATTAATGACTTCTGGCAAAGGGCTGTCATCTCTTTTTGCTCCTCATTTTCAATTAGAGCAGGTAAGAGCATCTGTATGCATTTCATGTTATTCTTCATCTTCACTGAATACCTCTGTTAGCAATAAATTCTTTCTGTTAATTAATAACATCCTGCCATCTTTGCAAAGGATCTTTGTAAATTCCCCTCCTTTAATTGTCTCGGGCAATATCCCTTCATAGGTTAGCTTCTCATTACCTATGAAGTGGAAAACCTGTGTAACTGATTTCCCCATTTTGTTAACTGTCGATTTTAAATTAGTCATTATTGTTTTTCGTCTACCTTCTCAATTAATTTAAGTAAATCAACTAAATTTTCTTTCGTCAAATTGTTAGCTTCCATAAAATTCCCTCTGCCATTGCTGAGCTAAAGTACCTATGCCATACTCTTTTCGTGCCCATTTCATCATCTCATCACGGCTCTCTGTTGAAGAATCTCGACCTCGTAGCCTTGCCACCAAAGCTTCCGCGAATGAATTCAGGATAATCTTGGTGCCGAACGAGCTATTGACAGTTTCTTTCAAAGCTGCCATAGGAGTACATACCGGGATTGCTCCCATTGCTTGCGCTGTCATGGCATTTATGCAACTAATTTCGTAGAATTCAGTAGGATAAACCCAGAAATCACTCTCTCTAAAGTTCTTGTATAGTTCATTTTGGGAAATACGACCTAACTCCTGAACACCCTCAGAAGACCCTATCAGCTGCATGATACGGGCTTTTAGTGAGTGCATAGATTGCCCCCTTTGATTGTTTGCATTTGCGTTCATCATTGCATCATAAGTATTCCAACCGTAGAAGATCTTTAGTGTTGCTTCCGGAACTTCTGATTTTATCTTTGGCCACATCTCAAGTAAATTCAACAATCCACGATCATAAGAGCTTGCATAAATCATTTGATAAGGCACTCTTTCACCTGCTTCTTTATCTCCAAATTCAACACCGTACTTATTTATAGCGTTTCGTGTCATGAAAAAGGACTTATCTTTAATGGAATGATTGCTTTGCAATACATCTTTGTGCGCCTCGGTCAGGGCAGTTACCTTGTCTGGGATTGACCACAACTTCTGTTCAACATTTCCGTAACTAGTATCATGTAACCACAAGTACTGTCTTGAAGCTGCTATCAACTGATTAAATATATCAGGACGTCTAAGACTGATAAACACATCACATTTCATATTAGTATCCCATTTCGAATGATGGTTGTACGTCACATCCTCGATTATCTCACCATCTACCTTTGGTTCACCAAAAACAATAACCTTATGTCCAAGCGCAGCCAATTCTCTGGCCAACTGAATGCACATACCCTCGCTACCTCCGATACCTGTATTTTTATCTGAGTTACCATCCCAAGGCTCGTAATGACCACCCGCATAAAAAACAATTGTGAGTTTACCGGATAGAGTAAGTTTATCTACTTTTCTAGATATGTCTGATTTGATTTCTTTGATCTTACCTCTAACCAACTCTTTATCTCTTAGTGAGGGAGGTATAGCCTCTAATAATCTCTGACTCCATACAGGATCTTCGTTCTGCATTGAATAATCGTACAAATCACTTATTGCAACTATGGTTTTTCTCTCGTCAGCTTGGTTAATCAAATTCTGGAGGTTTTGCCTTAGGTTGGCTTGGGATGGGAACCTAGCAATTAATTCTTTAATCGCTTCAATCGAACCCTTAATATTCCCCCTAGCGGCCATAGCCTGTGCTTTTATCTGCAAAGGTCCAGCTTCTAAATCAACTTCACTAATTGGGGCATGTGTTTTTGGTTTTTCTAGTGAAAGAACCTTATCAGCAAAATACTCTGCCTCGTCCCAATGGCCAATACCTGCATAGGTTTGAGCCAAATCTAAGTAAGGTTGTGGGTATTTCGGAAGCAACAAAGATGCCTTGAATGAGGACCTGATTGCCTCATCTATCTTGCCAGTCGACCTATAAGCCACTGCAAGATTATTATGTATACTAAATAGCATTTCTTGGTTCAAATTAGGATTAGATAGCACTACCTCATAATATCCAATTGCTTCACTCCATTCCTTATATTCCCAATGATCGTAAGCTAGATTTCTAAGCATGTGAACCGGGAATTTCTCTAATCCATCTTCTTTCAACTGAGCCTGCATAATTAATAGATTTCTACGTCCGGTTTTGTGAAATTCCCCTGGAGTCCTTAAATGTTCAACACGTAGATCATTAGTACCAATTAACTTTTCAATATATTCAGCTGTAGGCTCACTCTCCACTACATAATTCTCGTGAACCCTATTAACCCATTTGCCTGCATGAGATAGGTCTATTAATCGTTCTCTGGACTGTGTAAGATGCGCCTTGCCGTCAGCTCCCATGGCGTAGTCATATTTCATCATGCCTAATTTAATCTTATGTTGACACATAGCATCCATGGCAGGACGGATTAATTCTGGACTGCGTAGGATATCATCTGTATCAAGCCAGAAAGCAAAATCCATCTTAGCTTCCCTCGCCATTGCAAAAGAATCATTTCTTGGGGATGCGAAATCACCTAGTATTTCATTGTTGAAAACCTTAATGCCTAGGTAGTCTTTACCTACATGCTTTTTATCTGTTTGGAAATCTTTGTTGTTTGTTTTACACCAAGTTTCGAAAACTTGAATAGTGTCATCTGTAGAGCCTGTGTCTTGAAGAAAATAGCTGTCAAAAACCCCTTTAGTAGAGTTAAGCATTCTTTCAATTATATTAGCCTTATCCTTTGCTATCACACAAAGGCCAATTTTGAGTTTTTGAGCCATCCGGTTATATTCTATAGTACGTTTCTAGGTTTAGTCAAATATTAAATCCATACACTGGTTATGAAATACCAGAGGATCATGAAAAACGATGTGCAAATAATAAGATCTAGAGTTGATGGGTGTTTTGGTTTTGTATCAGGATTCATTACAGTAAGGATAACAGATATATTAGTATAATAAATGTTGAGATGCTAGCTATAGCACTTGGAACCAAACAGCCGATCA